AAGTAAAAGAAAGAGTGTATAGAACTGACTGACGAGTTTCAAAATCTCCTTCATACAGATCCTCTGTAGTGACGCCGTTTAACACTACAGGAATATCAATAGGATCTAAATCCGGTACCATTTTAGCTGTTACAGTCCAATCTGGTGTAAAGAACGGTATAATCTGCTCCATTAATTGGCTAGCATCTTCTTGATACTTTGTCATAATATACAAAGAAAAGTCAATGTTATATGGAACAGATGAATACACAAAACTACGCGATGAGTCTGCTTCAGCTTTAGAATCTTTTCTCATCTTCATAGTAGAAGCAAGTTTACGAGAAGGATCATAAGAAACGCTTACGATTTCAAATGACATTCTAGGTAATCTAATAGCTGGTCTTTGACTATTCAATAGATCAGGATCTTCGTTTAATCTAGCTAGAACTTTTTGGAATGGCGCATAAGACAAAGGCACAATCATAGATTGTGTTACTGTACCGGCATTATCTTTTCTTGTGATCTTTAACTGATTAAAGATTGTTCCAAATAATGCTACGTATTTTCTCGTAGTCTCATTATAGAAATGATTTGCAATTGCCATTAGTTATTATCCTGTATACTGATCTCTTCACTGAATGGATCTATTTCAGAGAAGTCTATAATATCATCTGCTACTTCTTCAAACGCTAGGTTTTGAGCCAACGGATCTGTTGTTTCAATATCTTCTAGTGTAGTGACAGTATCAGAAGTAGTTTTAATATCGTCGAAATAATGATCGATATCATAGCGACCGGTATCAAATGATTCATTAGAGTATTCCATAAGTTCACATTTAATATCATAAACCTGCAAAGCACCAGTTTGATAGAAAACACTTTCATGTTCAACATAAGTGATTCTATACATCTTCTTATTTAATGGAAGCCAAATAAGGTCGTTTTCTCTTGGGCGAACTTTAGTGTCATTTACTCTTGTAACATGTTTTTCAAAAGTTCTAATTGCTACTGAAAAAGTAACTTGGTCTCTAATTTCTAAACCAAACTTAGATAGGAAGTCGCCTTCACCTTCGAATCCATCAACATTTTTAACGTACACTTCAAACTCATACATCTCATCATAAAGAGGTGTGTCATCCTCATTTAAGATACGATCTACGTTATTAAATAGTCCACTAATGTATGTAACATCAATGCCATAAATTTTAATTGATTCGATAACTAAATCGTCAATTAAATTCTGTTCGTTGAAGTTATCATAGTTTCTAAAGTATACACTGGTCGCCATCTCATTATCCGATAAAATTGTATGTTAAAGGCTGTAGATTTTGAACTGCTTCTTCTTCCATTGCTCTTCGCTCTTCACGGGCTTCAGCTAGAATCTGTTCACCATTAAATGAAACGCCACCGACCAACTGCATGTTAGTAAATTTAGTTAAATTCAAACCCCATTGTTCACGAATAAGAGCTGATGCATAATTCTGAAGCCATCTATCGTTCCAAACATCTGAATAAGCATCTGGATCAATTACATCGTATGCTTCAATAATAATGTAATTTCCAACAGCCCAGTGAGAAATGTCTGTATCAATGAAAAGTTTGTTTACGTGTTTATTATAACGAATAAAAGGTTTACCTACTAAAATCTCCTGCATAAATTCGATATGCTGCATTGTCATATAGTAATGCTGAAGATTATAACTTGTAAGATCTGTTAGGTTATTCAATACGAATTGGTATTGAACATTAAACATCCCAGTACCAGTAGAAATTGATGTATCAAATGGAAATACTTTTGAGATACCTAGCAATTTCTGAGGTAAAGTAATATACCCGTTATCTTTATCTGCTTGAGTGATTTCGTGTTTTAAGTAAACTAATTGGCTTCCATTATAATGGTAATCGTTCCAAAACGAAAGAGCTTCATCTACTCTATCTTCAACCTGTTCTTCAGCCACGTTGATTTCGATGACCGGTGCACCAATTTTTCTTAGAACATAATCAATAAATTCTTCTCTAGATTGCGGTTGTGCCATTATGCTAACTCATCTTTTATGATTACTTTAATGTAACCGGTGTTTGGAAAAGTTTCTACTTGGCCATTTGAGTATTCTATTTCAAACTCAGCGCTATGAATACCAGTGTTTGATGTATCACCAGCTTGCCATTCGTATGCAACTATTCCTTTAGTAGTATTTACCACATAACCAACTCCATCTTCAATTAAGATGTCGCCTTTTTCACTTTTCATGTGAAATCTAACATTGGCTGCAGTGGCCATAGATTTTGCACGACCATTAGAATCTGTAAGAGCAGCTTCAATAGTCGGTGCAGTATCATTTTGTTTTATGTAAAAGCTTGAGGCCATGCTTTTTTCTCCGGATTTTACTTTTATTTATTAGTTTTGAATAATTTCTGCTGCTCGTGAACCATTATCAGAAATTTTAATAGAATTAGACTGAACGTTTATGTTTACTATATTGTGATCTAAAGAATCAATTGAACAATAACTTGCGCCGACTCTATCGTAAATATGAGTAGAAACATTAGTACCTTTTGCTGCTACAGAATAATCTATTAACCCAGCAGCTGGACCTTCTGAGAAAACATATATGTTTGTATCTAAATTGAATTCTAAAGTTGGTGTGAAATATGCTTGGACTACAACATAACCTTCAGCACTACCAGTAAAATTAAGTCTATTAATCCATTCAGAAGAACCAAAAGTTTGAATACCTTGGCCTGCTGCGGCTGATGCAGTAAAGTCAAAAGAAACATCAACGTAAGCTTTAATAGTTGGAGTCTCAATACCTCCAGCAAAAGTAAAGTCTATTGAATTTGAGAATGACGCAGATATAGGAACAACGGCGGAGGCGTCGAGTATAGGATCTATGCTAACAGACACAGGTCCTCTTACAGTGACGACACCACCGCCGATGAAATTATAATCTAATGTAGATGTAAATGCGCCATTAGCAGACATGGGGCTTGTCCTTTAAATTATGCCCCACCTGCCGTAATGGTAAATGCAGTAATATTGATTTGTTGGCCTAAAGCGATGTTTGTGTTATCGAGCTGCATGTCGCCACCGCCACCTGTTGCAGTAATAGTTCCCTGCATATGACATGTTGTGCCACCACTATTGTGCAATCTGAAATATGAAGCAGTGCCTGAAGCGTCAGCTGATAGATCTTGCCAAGTACCAGAAAGTGTAATAGATCCTAGTGCAGGTGTATTAAACCAATCTGCTGGTAGCACCATAGTTGCTAAAACTGTTCCGGTATTTGCTGTCGCACAATCTGCTGGAATTACACCTGAACTAATTGTTAATACAGGACTAGCTCCAACTTCTGTTTCGATCGCTTGCAATGTGGCATTTCTAACGTCCACTGATAATTGGAAAGCCATCTGTTTCTCCTTTGGTTAGATTAATTCTTTTGTAGATATTTATAAAAAAACCGTTGACAAAGATCCAGAGGTTGGTATAATTGATTTATCAGTTACAAAATAATATTAGTTTCTTCTTTCAATATCTTCTTCAGACAATTCAGATCCCATCCAAACTTCAATAACTTTAACGGGTCGATCTCCAACATTTGTCGCTTTATGCCAGCAAAGCTTTGGAATGTCGATACTGTCTCCAGTTTTGTAAACTTTGGATGTAGAGTATTCGTTGGCAAATTCTAGTTCCATTTTTAATTCACCATCTACAATATGCCAATGTTCGGAACGAACAAAGTGTCGTTGGTCTGATAAAGATTTACCGATATCAATAGAAAGTTCTTTTACTTTCCAATGACCGTTTGTGTCGAGCTCTTTATATTTTCCCCATAGTCTTTCAGTTGTAGGTTTATCCCAGTTCTTAAGAATCCATGAAGAACTATTCTTTTTATCCTCACCACCTACGCCAAAAACAAATTCTACATCATCAAAAACCATTTCAGGAATATTGTCTTTAGTACGATCACCGCCGTTTGCAAAAACAATTGGTGTATTATTTGGCACGCTTTCTTTTACATATTCAATAGCTTTAATTGCTGTATCATCTGAATCATCAAACTCGAACACGTGTCCTACACAACTAATTTCTTTAATGATAGCCATCCGCTCTTCGGCAGACATGAATGGTCTTCCTTTTTTACGAGTTAACCATTCATCACTATTTACACCAACAAATAAAATTGAACCTAACTCTTTAGCGGCTTTAAAATATGCAATATGACCTGAGTGAAGTGGGTCAAATCCCCCAGTTACAACAACTGCTTTCATTATAATTTCTCCATCATATAATCCCAAGCGAAGTTAATTTTTTTATTAGTCTTCATTTGAGGTTTACTATTAGCGATGTTTGGATGCACCCACCAATCTTCATAAGGAGATCGTGGATCTACAGCAACATCACTTACTAATAGTATATATCCAATTTTACTCAGTATTTTTCTGGAAGCTTCTCTAAACTCTGGTCCCCACCAAACTGCGTTATGCTGGAATTGAATAACATTGAATTCATGCTTATCAAATGGAATATTCTTAAGCGCCTCAATAGATGCATGCTCAGCATTAATTCTAAGGAAATCTATTTTACTTTCAAAGCAATTTTGCTTAAAGAGCTGCTTGTAGTCTATGGTAGCAGCATTGTCTAAAATTACATTAGAAGTTCTAGATCTAGAAAAAATATGACACATACGCTCAGAATTATCAACAGATAGACCTTTCCATCCAAAGTCTTTTTCAAGAAGTAATGTATTATTAAACAATTCTGGATGCCCAGATCCGAGCTCTATAAACGTACCATTCTTTTTACCATCCAAACATGATAGAACAAACATGTCTTGGAAATGACGTGAGTAATTTTTTTCAATATTTTCTAAGCCATCGAATGGAAACTTATAACGATCACTATCCCAATCATAGTAAGCTAAAGTACTAGGATAACCATGCTGTTGCAACAACTCAGTCACTTCCGCATCTAAATCTTTATTAAGCTTATTTTTATATTTTAAATCAAAAGCTAAATTCTTAGAATCATCACGGCCATCTGTTTTCCATTTAGCTCGTGCGTATAGTAATCTTAAAGCATCATCTCCAGGATAACCTAAATCATTATCCGGTGCTTCTTCTAAAATTCCACCTTCAATATGAGAAATACCAATAGAAGCATACATTAAACTCTTACGCCAATCGTTTCTTTCTTGTTTAAATTTAGAAAGATAGTAATATGCTTCAGGTCTTTCTGGCATAGTTTCAATAGCTATTTCAAGTAGACCTTCAGTACTATGGTCTCTATTTTTATTACGATCATATATGAAAGCACCAAGAATCATAGACTTATATTGAATCCATCTTTCATCCCAAGTCTTTCCTGGAGACATGTCAGCCGCTCTGAGATACCAGCTAAATGCTGCAGCGCCCTGTTCTAATCTATCATATTCAAGCGCTAATTTATAAATTTTTTCTGGATTCTGATAGTCTAGTACAACATCATTCAAAAGATTCATTTTAGTAAATTTCATGTTATCCATTATCCTTCAAAAATTCTAAAAATACTGGCTGTGGAACTTTTAAAATAAAACAAGCATTATCTTGGAAACCAAAAGAAATCAAAATATCGTTTCCAATCATTGCCATACCAGTAACAAATTCGATATTATAATCTATATTAGTTACGTGATCATAGTAAGTACCAAGGAAGTGGAATTTACGAGAAGCATGAATTAAGTTCCAATCATTATCCCAAATAAGAACGCGATGAGAATAATCACCATCTTTACGACCAAATGGATCTCTTAATAGATTTGTCTCGTGGACGAAAGCCATACGTTGATTTTCATTAATTCTAACAACCTGAGATCCACCTCTGAAATCTTTTGCATAAGGCTTTCTTTCGTTAGTATCTTCAAATGCTATCTCAGTTGTACCCTTTTCAATATCGAACTTAATGACTTGAGTCGGGTTGCACCATTTAACAAAATGATATGGCATATCTAAGACTGGCATCCAGTTCTTTTCGCAATAAGAACTATCATCACCTGGAGCTGGAATCGGGTGTCGTGATTGCTCCTGCCATTCTTTTTCTTCTTCG